TATGAAATCTATGATGCGGGCATTAACGTTTAAAGCTGCTAAAGCCCGTGTACCTATTTTATTTACAAATCATATTTATGACAACCCTACGTCTTTATATCCTGAGCTTGTTAAACGTCAGTCTGGTGGTAGTGGTCCTGTTTATCTTGCTTCTCTGTTGGTACAACTTGCGACACGTAACGAAAAAATCGACAAAAACGAAGGAGAAGAATCAATCGCAGTAGCTCACAATGTAAGTGGTGTTACTTTGTCAGCAATGACAGTAAAAAACCGTTTTGCACCTCCTTTTTTAAAAGCAGAACTTTATAACAACTTTCGTACCGGTTTAAGCCGTTATGCAGGATTAAAAGACATGGCTGTTGCGTTTGGTGTTATACAACAAACAGGTTCTACTTTTCAGTTTAATGGAGAAAAAATCGGTTATGCTAAAACATGGGAAAATGATGACAACTTTTGGGAAACTAAAGTTATTCCAGTTTTAGAAGAAACACTTAAAGAAAAAGTACGTTATGGTGGTGCATTAGATGTACCACCGCTAGATAAAGCTGAAGTAACTGAAACAGCTGAATAAGCTAAAAAAAGCTAAGGGCAACCTTAGCTTTTTTAATTTTATATATTATAATTAAAAAGTGAAGAACGAACTTCAAATAAACACTGAGTATTTTGAAAATGTAGTGGCATGTCAATCCTTGACAAACAGCTACTACACTTCTTTAGTATTTGAACATTTAGTACCAGAGAATTTTAAATCTCCTGGCAATAAACTTATTGTAGGTATAGTGAAAGATTTTTACTTGAAACGTAAAAATATCCCTACTATTACTGAAATCAAAACGTACATTAAAAAAGATGAAGATTTAAAGTTAATAAAAGACACGCTTACTAGCTATAAGCAGATAGATTTAAAAGGTAATTTTGATGAATTAGTACAAAACACTGAAGCGTATTTTAAAGAAAAAACTGTTTATAATACAGTTTTAAAAATAGCCGACGATATGTCTAATCAAAGAATAGATACGGCTAAATTTCTTAAGCTATTTGAAAAAGCTTGCAATATAACCCTTATTAATGATATTGGATTAGATTTTTACAGTCATTATCAAAAGATACTAGACGAACTAGGTACACCTAACGAAACTATTCCAACAGGTTGGGATTTTATTGACGAAAAGATTGGCGGGGGGTTGTCTAAAAGAGGTAGAGCTCTTTATTTATTTCTCGGACCAACTAATGTAGGTAAATCAATATTTTTAGGTAACATAGCTTCAAATATGGCAGTACGTGGTTTAACCACGGTTCTTATATCACTTGAAATGCCTGAAATGATGTATGCAAAACGTATTAGTAGTCATCTTTCAAAAATACCTATCAGTGATATACAGCAGCAAATAGGGGCACTAAAAACCTACTTTGAAGAAGTTTCAGATGTACGTAAACAAAAGCTTATCATTAAAGAATTCCCACCAAAATCAATTACTATAGGCGGTATTAGAGCCTATCTTGAATCTCTTGTAAAGAGTGGGATAAAACCGGATATACTCGTTATAGACTATCTTGGACTAATAAAAGCAAGTAGCGGCGATAATTCATATGAACAAGGCAAAAATACAGCTGAAGAGTTAAGAGCACTATCGTATTTTTTTAGTATACCAATTGTAAGTGCAATTCAAACTAATAGAGAAGGTATGGAACGTCCAGCTCTTGATACTGTAAGTGAATCCCTTGGTGTAGCTTTTACTGCAGACGTGGTATGGTCTATTCACCAAGAAGAAGGCGATCAGGAACTTGGTATTATTAAAGTAGCTGGCATTAAAAACCGGGTAGGCCCGAAACACGGTGCAACAGCTATGCGTATTGATTATAATACATTAACACTTACCGAAGAAAGAGACTATATAGGACTTACAAACAACAATAAAGATACAGATGAGATGTCTAGTCTGGAAAGAAAGCTGGAAAAAATAGCTGGTTAAGTTAAATAAGCCTTGTGATTACCAAGAATATATATGTTTTTACAGATATCGATCTAGATGGATCGACAAGCCTCTTGGTATTGCACTGGGGTTTAGGTGCGAAGTTAGGTGAATTAAAATATAAAGCAACTACTGTTAGTAATTTAAGAAGAGAACTCTTAAGATGGCTAGAAGAAGATAGTTTTAGTAACTATGATGAAGTATATTTTTTAGATCTTGATACTAGTAACTGTGGTGATCTTATAGACAAAACAAACGTTAACATTATTGATCACCATCTTACTCATGTACAAGCTATACAAAAAGGAGTATACAAAAATGCAACAGTTAATGTTATTGAAAACACTTCTTGTGCAAAACAACTATACAAACACTTCAAGACAATAACCCCTGGTTTTGAAAGTACCCTATCTGCAGAACAGAAAATTTTAATAGCTTTAGCTGATGATTATGATAGTTATCAGCTTAAATTAGAAGATTCATACAACTTAAATTGCCTTTTAATTAACACACAGAAAACACTTGACAAAACACGAGTAGATAAATTTGCTGAACGGTTTTACGTTGGTTTTAAAGGATTTAACCAACAAGAAAAAAACATTATTAAAGAATACATTACTGGAAGAGACTTAGCAATTAAAAACTTACAAATATATACCGGTAGTATTAACATTAGTAAACAAAACCTTATCGTTACCGGTTCAATGGGTACAAAGTATGTTAACGATGTGTGTGATTATTTGCTTAAAAATTACAACTCTGATATAGTGTTCTTTGTTAACACTAACAGTTCACATGTATCGTTTAGAAAGAAAAAAGAATGTACGGTGAATATGTCTAAACTTGCTAATAAACTCTGTGAAGGTGGTGGGCATGAATACGCTGCTGGTGGTAAAATTACTGACACGTTTATGGAATTTGTTAAACAATTAACTTTAACGGAGAAATTATAATGTCCGGGGTAATAGGTGCTTTAGAATCAGCAGTGTTAAATAATCCATTAGATACTCTAATGGAAGAAGAAGTAGAAACAGCATTAGTTAAGTTTAGTTCGTTTTGTTCTATTATTCACAATAAAAAGCTAAACAACGTTACTGTATTCTCTTTAATAATTAAGCACCCTATTTACAAGAAAATATACATGAAAATGTTGCAGGTAGATAATGAAAAAGAAGCAATTTTGATATTTTTAAAGTATAATTCTAACCTTTGTCGTAGCAAAGTAGTGAGAGAGGTACTACAATCGTAGTACTAAATGAACGTATCAGAGATCTATAATACATATCTTGCAGTTTCTAGAGGTTTTAAAAACAAACCTTGGACACCTCGTAAAGATTTCAGTAAGTTTGACACCACACCAGATGGTGTGATATGTAAACGTTTAGAGTTATTTTTTAAGAAATTTCCACAGATACAGCCTAGAGAGTTCTTTACTGCTCCGTACATAATATATAAAGACGAAGAATTATTTCCTCTTAGTTTTTATACCACACAAAAAGCGATATCAGTGTGGAATACTATGCAAAAGCAAAAAGCAGAAGAGTTGCCTGATACAGAAAACCAGATAGAGGATATTAAGAAAAGCTTAAAATACATAGCAACTACTTGTGTAAATGAAGGAATAACCCTTTCTCAGTACTGTAATCACAAAAAAGGTTATACATACAGGTTGTTTATTGATTTTAAAAACAAATTAATTAATATTTATGTGTTGATTAAGTTGCCTTTCTTTGAAAATAATTTAAACTCACTTAACCTTCAAGATAAAGAACTTTACCTAACAGATTTAAACAATAACGTTTCAAAATATAAAATGAGATTGAATACTTCTACTAGAGCAAAGAACATTATTGAAGAGGGTATCAAACTATTAACTAAAATAAAATAACCAAATACTAATAAAATCATGAAAACTACATTCAATGCAAATATGTTCGATAGCATTAAAAATGCTCTTGAATCCGCTAAAAGTAAAAACACTGGCAGTAATTATAAGAACATTTTTTCTATCGCAAAGCCAGCTACGTACGTTGTACGTTTAATACCTAACACTAAGAATCCTGCTGAAACTTTTTTACATTACTATCATCACGGCTGGAATAGTATTTCAACCGGTCAATATGCAAGTATTACCTCGCCATCTACTTGGGACGAACGTTGCCCTATTAGTGAATTATATTTTAAAATTTTACGTAACGGTACGTCTGACGAACAAGAAAAAGCTAAGGCTAATTTACGTCGTAAAGAAAATTGGTACGTTAACGTATATGTTGTTTCTGATCCAGTAAATCCAGAAAATAACGGGACTGTTAAAGTACTTCGTTATGGTAAACAATTAAACAAGATTATTGAATCAGCTATTAATGGAGACGATTCAGCGGAGTTCGGTTCCAAGATTTTTGATTTTAGTGAAAACGGTTGCAATCTTCGTATTAAAGCAGAATTAGTTTCCGATAAGCCAGGTGCACCTAAGTACCCAACTTATGTATCATCTAAATTCTTAGCACCAAGCGCTATTGAAGGATTAGATGAAGACAAGATTCAAAACATATATAATAGTATTTTTGATCTTAATACGTTTGTTGAACATAAGACACCAGCTGAAATTCAAACTTTTATTAATACTCATTATTATGACAATGAAACCGGTAGTTCAGATAGTACAACAACTACAACTACAGTAGAAGAAGACATTGACGATGTACCATATGATACACCTGCTAAACCTGTAGCAAAGACTGTATCTGTTTATAAATCTACTACAAAAGCAGTACCTGTAAGCGTTCCTGATGACGAAGAAAGTGCAGCTACAAACGATAGTAAAGTTAAAGATATTCTTGATAGTTTAGAAGATCTATAAACTAAATGACTGAACAACAAAGAAGACAGCAAATTATGGAAGCAAGGCAGCGGGAACAAAGACCCGCTGCCCCGTCTATTACTGATACAGAAGCTGAGCGTATGGCTTCTGCACAGCAAGGGCTTACTCAGGAGCAAATGATTGCTATTGCTATGCTTGGTAAAATGGTGTCTAACGATATAGGCGGTATTAAAAAGAACGCCATAGGGGATAGTTTGAAAGTAACAGATGTGGATATGTCTAAAGTAATGCCTTCCGGTATTATGAAAGCTATGGGTACTCCAGTTCCACAGTTTCAATCTCCGCAATCATTTCAACCCCCACAACCACGTCAACAACCAACACAGCAACAATTAATACCTGTTGCACCGGTAATAAATTCGATACCATCGCCGCAATTGCCTTTTGTAGATACTCTCACAACACAACCTTATATAGATCCTAATCAATTAGAGCTTGACCTAAATAAACAAACCCGTTACGAAGATATTATTAACGCTATTGATAAATTACAAAATTCAGTTAATATACTAACTGATAAAGTAAACACATTAATTGACAGCAGTAATAAAAAAAAACCGAAGGTAACAAATGGAACTCAAGCTGGCTAAAAAAGATTTTGCCGATAATTTTTTAAATATAATAAGTAAAGCAGTTGATGTAGCTTGTGTTAAAGTTACTAAAGACGGGTTATATGTGTTATGCAACAAACCTGACACAAGTATTATTTTACTTGGTAAATATAATACACCTATTGATATAGATAAAGAATTATCTCTCAACATCGGAGATATTAAAAAACTTTTAAGAGTAATAGATTGTATAGAAGAAGATGATTTTGCGTTTATTATTAACAGTAATCACCTGTTGCATAAATCTAACTCTATGCAGTTTAAGTATCACTTTCTTGATGATACTGCTATACCAAAAGCTTCAATTAAAAAAGATAAAGTTGAAGCTTTGCAATTAGATACCTTTTTTGACATAGATTACCGTAAATTACAAGAAATTTTAAGAGCAAGCTCGTTTACTACAGAAACCAATAAAATTTATCTTTACGGTCAACCCGATGGTATATATTGTGAATTAGGAGATAAAGAAACAGCCAACACAGACAGTGTATCTCTTAAAGTCACAGATAAAATAGAAGGACTACCATTGACTCAAATTATACCGTTTAACTTAGATATTTTCAGAGTATTAACAGGCGTTAAGTTTGATAACGCAAGAGTAGGTATAAATCTTAAATTAAAGATTATGTCCTTTTATGTAAAACCAACACCTGAAACCGAATTTAAGTTTATTATATCAGGGTTAGTAAAATAATGTCTAATAAAATAACAACTCAAAGCTATTTTATAAAGAGGCTTAAAGATTCAGGTTATATGGTCTTTAAGATGTTTGATAACTACGGGGAAGCAGACCCACGTTCATGGACTGTAATGATAGATCCTGGCAATGCATCAGTATTTTGTACATGCTATGTTAACCATGAAGGCATGTTTGGTGAAACGTTTTTTGAATTTTATGACGGTGGTCAATATATTCCTGAACGTTTTAAGTTGAAAACTGATTCAATAGAGGTTATAATAAGCTATTTAGTAAAATACGGTATTAACAATAAAACAGAAACATACAAAAATAATTTAATATATGTCAAATAAGACTGAACACCCTAAACTACCTACAGCAAATAGTAATGTCCCTCGTACAGAAGACGAAAAGACAGAAATCATTAACAATGCTACTAAAGCATATGAAAACTTCTTAGATGCATTACAAATAGATTGGCGTAACGATCCTAATAGTGAAGGCACACCTAAACGTGTAGCTAAAGCATATGTTTGTGATTTAATTCGTGGTTGTTATGACCAACCACCGAAGATTACTACTTTTCCGTCAGATGGTTATGATGGCATTGTAAGTCAGTGTAATATACCATTAACTTCAATGTGTTCTCACCATCATTTAGCTTTTACAGGTGTTGCACATGTTGCTTATATACCTAGTAAAGAAGGTCGAGTTATTGGTTTATCTAAACTTAACCGTATTGTAGAACACTATGCAAGACGTCCACAAGTTCAAGAAGCTCTTACAGTACAAATACATAAAGCTATTGATGAAATTTGTGAAAAGAACCAGGGAGTAGCGGTTGTAGTAAAGTGCTCTCATACATGTGCTTGCCATAGAGGTGTTAAGCACCACGGTGCTGTAATGATTACATCTAAGCTTTCTGGGGATTTTATGGATGAACCTGAATGCAGGAAAGAATTTTATGATTTTGTTGCATCCGCAGAAAGAAGTTCTAAGTAGTCTTTAATTTTAACTACTTAGGAACTAAATAACTATGGTGAGCAAAGAACAAAAAAATTCTAAGGCTACTAAAAAAACTACTTCTAAAAAACAAAATAAAGAAATAGTACCTACGCCCACCCCTACTATACCTGTAGCACCCGTTGAAACTAACAAAAACGTGTCATTGTTTACAGAAGTGGATGAAAAAAAGATTAAAGATGCAATACTACTTGCTCAAATAGAGTTTGCTAAGTTAAAAAGCACTGTAAGACGTGAGCAAAAAAGAGATATAGATGCCCTTGAACATCAAATTAAAGAGTTTATGGGGCCGTTTATGTTGATTGGATATGATCTTAATAATAACCCTATAGAGATGGTATCCGCGTATTCAGTTGCAGAACATGATGCTTTATTAGAACGTTTCAGACGGGTAATGTACAAAATTAACCAAAACATTGCTAATTCTGGTGGTGAAGATCCGTATGGTCACCAAAATACTGAGTAAATTAAAATTATTATTTTTACCTAAACGTAGAATAATTTACGTTGTACTTGAAGGTAAATTTAAAGGAGAGTGGTTAGTAAAGATAAAAGTAGAAAAAGATACTACCGTATGCTTTTCTTTACCAGATAAATATATCCGTAAAATACCAAATAATGAGTTTGAATGGGGTATAAAAAATAAAGTATTAGAACCTGTCGATGTTTTACCTGAAGGTGTTTACAATGTCTGTATAGCAGAATATAACCTTAAAGCTACAGATATCCAGAAGAAAGAAGCTATTAACAAGATGTAAGTGTTGCTTTATAGTTTATTAATAAAACATCCAATTATAACATATTATCTGGGTATTTTAAATAAACTATGTAAATAACTGTAATATGTTACAAAATAAAGTAGAACCACGTCCATCTTCTTGTGTTACCTGTGGTCAACCTGCAGTTCATCCGCGTATTATGCAAGTTAAGCGTGGAAAAGATATTGTTACTGAAGCACAATGGATTTGCCCAAGATGTAATAGTAGATTCATGTCGGGTATAGTAAGTATAACCAGTGAAACCAAGAAAAACTAAGAAAATCCTTGACGAAGCAACTTCTTATACCGGTAAAAAACGGGTAAAGCTTAAGGAATCTTCATACTACACTGGTCAATACAGCGGCCAACAAGCGCCTGAAACGGCCTCTGCATATGAATTTAGTAAAGATAGTGTACCTACACTAAACAAAATAGAAAAACTTAAAAACAAAGATAATAATTTAGGTGTACCACAAGAACTACCGTTTCCTTTTCAAGATTCAGTAAGAGAACTTGCTGATTTATAT